GCGGCTGAGGTATGTCTAGCGACAGTGGAGGCATTGGCGCCGACAGTTACCGGCACGGCCAGTGTGGTTAGTGTTGTGGCTGGGGCAAGTGCTGAGGCAGCCATACCAGCACTCAACAGCACGGTAGAAATAACCGCACCCGCGATGTCGCTTACGGCTCAGGCGGAGATACCGACAGTCGATGGCGGGGCGATATCTGAGGATGCTTATGTCACAGCCATCTCGGCTGAGGCAACGGCGGTAGGGCATGCGCCTGTGGTTACCCCTGGGGTCTTGATCGTGGTAGTAGATGGACAGGCGAGCGCCGCGATGAGCATACCGGTGCTGATGCTGACCGCGCGGGTTGACGCGGTGGTAGCGGCGGCATTGGCGGGGATGGTCGTTCCTGGCCTGGAGGCGATGCAAGCGAGACACATTTTGGACAGTGCGGCGGCGATCTGTCGGACGGCGACGAGCGCGGTCGGGGTGACAGTGGCAACTCGAACAGCTGAGGCAGCGGTCGTGGATCGGGCCAGCATCGAGGTGCAGTTATGGCAATGACCGGATTGATTGAGGGAGACTTCGGCGCGGTCATCGAGGTGACGGTGCGGGAAGGCGGCGTGGCGGTGGACATTTCCGGGTATACGACGCGGACGTACAAGTTCCTGTCGCCGGCCGGGGTGACCAAGTCGAAGACGGCGGCGTTCAAGGTAAGCGGCGCGGATGGGGTGTTGACCTACGCGTTGGCGAATGGAGATATCGACGAGCCAGGTGAATGGAAATTGCAGGTGTACCTGGCGGCCGCGACGCGGCAGGTGAGCAGCGCGCCGGTGACGTTCGAGGTGGGGCGGAGATTGGCGTAGGCCGGGGCAGGTCGGGGTGTACGGGAGGCAAGAGATGAAGGTCAGGATACTGGTGGACGGGGCGTACAGCGATTTCGAGAGTGAGCCGCGGTACAGGGCGGTCCTGCGGGCGGCAGGCGAGGAGGTGGAGTACGTGGAGTGGTACGCGCGGTCGCTGGTGGCGAGCGGGATGGCGGAGGAATCCCACCCCCTTCCCCCTCCCTTGATAAGGGAGGGGGACAGTGAGCCGGCGGTTGAAACCGCGGCTCCAGGGCCTGAGCCGGCGGTTGAAACCGCGGCTCCAGGGCCTGAGGCCGCGATGTCCCCCTCCGGGGACAAAAGGGAGCGGCAGGGCAGAGGCGGGCCGGGGCTATCGGCGACGGGGGTGGAGTTGGGGAAGGCGAGGGAGTACAGGGGGAGGGGCGGGTGAATCCCACCCCCGGCGGATGAATCCCACCCTCCCGGGACAGCACCGGGACTTCGCCGGCCCCTCCCTTAAAAAGGGAGGGGAGGAGCAAAGGCGTGAATGAGTATTGCAGTTTTGAGGAGTTGAAGGCGGAACTGGGGATCACGGACACGACGGACGACAGCCGGCTGCGGAAGTTGATGAGGGACGCAAGCCGGGGGGTGGACGGGCACTGCCGGCGGACGTTCTATCCGCTGCGGGAGACGCGCTATTTCGACCATCCCTGGGACGCGAGTGTGCTGCGGCTGGACCGGGAACTGCTGGAGGTAGTGACGTTCACAACGCAGAACGGGGCGATCACGCCGCTGCCGGGGGACTATTACCTGATGTGCGGGCAGGTGGAGGGGATGCAACCGTACGACCGGATCGCGATGCGGGTAGACGGGGATTACCCGACGCTGTCGTATAACGAGACGGAGCAGCGGGCGAACGCGATCACGGGGATCTGGGGCTACCACGAGGACTGGGCGAATGCGTGGGAGGCGGTGGACGCGCTGGCGGCGGGGATCACGGCGGCGGCGACGACGCTGACGGTGGCGGACGCGGATGGGGCGGACCTGGACGGGTTGACGCCGCGGTTCATGGTGCAGCAGTTGATCAAGGTGGGCTCGGAGACTATGTACGTGACGGCGAAGGTGGCGGGGACGACGAACAGCCTGACGGTGCGGCGAGGGGTTAATGGAACGACGGCGGCGATCCAGGCGATCTCGGCGCCGGTGAGTGTGTTCCGGCCGATGGAGGCGGTGGCGCGGGCGACGATGATGCAGGCGGCGCGGCTGTGGAAGCGGAAGGACACGGCGTTCGCGACGGTGGTGGGGCCGGGCGGGATGAGCGGGCGGAACGCGGCGACGGGGATGTTCGAGGTGTACCGGGGGGTGGACCCGGACGTGGAGCAGTTGCTGGGGCCGTACGTGCGGCGGGAGATCTAGGGGCGGGAGTAGGGAGTAGGAATCCCACCCCTCCCGGCACCCTGCCACAGACCAGGGCAGAGGCGGGACCGGGACTACGCTGCCCCCTCCCTCCCGGGACTTCGGGATAAGGGAGGGGATGGAGGGGCGGAGGTGTAGGATGGCGACGCTGCAGGAAGCGATTACGGAGATACAGGCGCTGGTGGGGGCGCTGACGGGGATCAGGAAGGCGCCGACGGCGGCGCCGGAGAGCGCGAGTGCGTTCCCGTTTGCGGTGTGCTACCCGGAGAGCGGGCACTGGGAGCGGGTGAGCGACTGGAAGAAGGGGCTGCACACGGTGGTGGTGGAGGTGCATGTGGCGCGGATCGACCTGGCGCGGGACATCGCGAGTGCGCTGTCGTATAGCGAGAGCCTTGTGAATGCATTGCTGAATGCGCCGACGCTGGGGGGGAAGGTGGACACGATCGTGGGGCCGATCAGTTACAAGTTCGGGGAGATGAAATATGCGGGGCAGCCGACGCTGGGGTGGCAGTTCCGGGTGACGTTTAAGCAGCAATCGGCGGTGGGCTAGAGGTTCACCGCAGAGGCGCAGAGGACGCGGAGGATTATAGGAGAGGGGGAAATGGGCGAGGGGGAAGGGTTGCGGGCGGTGTTGCAGGGGTGGCGAGAGGTGGAGGGGTGGTGCACGGACGAGGAGGGGATGTACCTGTATGAGTGTGCGCGGAGATTGCCCAGCGGGTCGGTGGTGGTGGAGATAGGATGCTGGCACGGGAAGAGCACGATCGCGCTGGCGCTGGGCTGCCGGGAGAGCGGGAGCCGAGTGGTGAGCGTGGATCACCTGCAGGGGGACGGCAGGGTGGTGCCGGCGACGGGCATCGAGACATTTTCGCACAACCTGGTGCGGTTCGGGGTGCAGGATATCGTGACGCTGCAGGTGATGGACAGTCAGGCGGCGGCGGAGAGGTTTGGGGAATCCCACCCCTTCCCCTCCCTCCCGGGACTTCGGGATAAGGGAGGGGTGAAGGTGGGGCTGCTGTATGTGGATGGGAGCCACGAGGCGGAGGACGTGTACGGGGATCTTCGAGCGTGGCTGCCGCATTGCAGGGAGGACGCAATCATTCTGTTTCACGATTACGCGGCGGGGTGGCCGGGGGTGATCCTGGCGACGGGAAAGGCGGCGGCGGAGGGGCTGATCAAACGGGTGCAGGTGGTGGGCGACATCGGGCATTTCGTACGACCTGGGCGCGGTGACCGCGCTCCTACGGAACCGAGACGGGTATTTTGGACGATCCTGATGGAACGGAACCTGTCGTGTTTCGCGGCACAGGCATTGGTGCGGATCGCGGGCCGGTGCGCGCGGGACGGGTTCGCCTACATCGCGCTGCCGTACGCGCGGACGGACGATGCGCGCAACACGGCGTGCCTGGCGCTGGCGAAGGGGATGGCGAACGACCGGGACACGCTGGTGATGTTGGACTGCGACCACGAGCACCCGCCGGACATCGTGCAACGGCTGGTACGGCACGACGTCGGGGTGGTGGGGGCCCTGTACTTCCGCCGATCGGCGCCGCACGACGCGATGTTCTTCATTCGCGCCGAGGACGGTGAGTTGCAGCAGCCGGAGGAGTGGGACGCGGACACGGGTATCGTGGCGGGGACGGTGGTGGGGACGGGGGCGATCGCGATCCAGGGATGGGTGTTCAAGCGGCTGATGGAAAAGGGGTTCCAATGGCCGTTCTTCCGCTATACGTATACGGAGGAGGGGATGGTGCAGCCGACGGAGGATATGTACTTCGGGGTGATCTGCGAAGAGGCGGGCATCCCGCACTACTGCGATTTCAGCACGGTGACGCCGCACTTGACGACGAGCCACGTGGATCAGAAGACATTTGAGGCGCACCGGGGCGAGGAGCATAAGGTGCCAAGCATGGAGGTGGAGGTGGAGCAATGTTGAGGTACGTGGGTGGCGGAGCATTCCTGCCGGGGGTGCCGGCACGGGATTTGACGGAGGAAGAGGCCAAGGAGTTGGGCCGCAAGAAACTGGTGGCGTCGGGGCTGTATGAGGATACGGAGAAGACCCCACCCCTTGCCCCCTCCCCTGATACCCCGACAAGGTCGGGGCAGGCGGGAGGGGGGAAAAAGGCCGAGGTGAGAGATGGCAGGCGTTAAGGCACTACGCAAGATTCAGATGGGCAAGGAGACGACGGCCGGGACGGCGGTGGTGGCGACGGCGATCTGGCGCGGGATGGGGACGATCGAGGACCAGCGCGAGACGGGCCGGGCGGAGGAGGATGTGGGCATCCTGATGGCGCCGGCGCGAATTTACGCCAGCCGGTACCAGGCGGGGCTCGAACTGGAGGCGGTGCCGGCGACGTTCGAGCAGTTGCCGTATATCCTGGAGATGGGCGTCAAGGCGATTTGGACGGGGGCCACGGCCGATGCGGGAAGCGGCAAGGTGTATCTCTACACGGCGCCGACGACTGTGCAGAACACGATCCAGACCTTGACCATCGAGGGGGGCGACAACCAGCAGGCGGAGGAGATGGAGTTCTGCTTTGCGCGCAGTTTCGCACTGGCCGGGAAGCCGGGCGAGCCGTGGAAGATGAGCGCGAGCCTGGTGGGGCGGCAGGTGGCGACGACGACGTACACGACGGGCATCAGCATCCCGACGGTGGAGGAGATCCTCTTCTCAAAATCGACGTTGTACATCAACACGGCGGGCAGCATCGGGACGACGTCGAAGTCGCAGACGCTGCTGGCGGCTGAGTTGAACGTGGAGGACACGGGGCTGGTGCCGGTGTACACGGCGGACGGGCAGTTGTACTTCTCCTTCCAGAAGGGACTGGCGGCCAAGGCGACGCTGCAGATCACGTTCGAGCACGACAGCACGGCGGTGGCGGAGATCGCGGCGTGGCGGGCGCTGACGGAGCGGGCGATCCGCATCCTGACGACAGGGAACGCGCTGGCGACGACGGGGACGACGCACGCGACGAAGAAGTTGATCATCGACTGCTACGGCCAGTGGGAAAAGTTCGACAAGATCGGGGAGCAGGACGGGAACGACATCGTGACGGGGACGTTCCGCATCGGGTACATTGCGTCGGCGGCGAAGGCGCTGGAGATCACGGTGGTGAATGAGTTGGCGAATCTGACGTAAACGCACCCCGCCACTTGTTCGGATTGCGAATTGCGGATTGCGGATTGCGGATTGAGGGGAGGGAGACGATGGCGAAGGTGGTGTTGGAGAGGCCAGGGCCGGAGGCGCCGGGGTATTTGAGGCGGTCGCGGCGGCTGTTGGAGATCCAGGAGCGGCTGTCAAAAGAGGCGAGCCTGGCGGCGCTGGACGAGTTGATCGGGTTCTTGCTGGACTTCGTGACGGAGCCGGTCGAGCGGGGGCAGGCGCGGGAGATGCTGCTGGACCTGTCGCAGCGGGAGATCGAGGAGCTGGGGAAGGCGGTGGCGGGCGCAGGCGAGACCCCTTTATCCCCGCCGGGGCCGAGCGAGAGCTCAAATGGTGGCACAAAGGCGTCCTCGGGGCGAAGGCGCCGCGCGAAGGAATGATCCTGGCGGCGGCGCGGGAGTGGGGTGCCCCGCCGTGGGTGGTGGAGGAGCGGTGTTCGCAGAGGTGGTGGGAATGGTGGACAGTGGATACGAACGCGAGGGTGGAGGCGAGCCGGAAGTAAGAATGCAGAGTGATGAATGCAGAACCCCACCCCCCCGGGACCCTGCCACAGACCAGGGCAGAGGCAGCACCGGGACTTCGCCTGCCCCTCCCCTCCCCGAGAGGACCGGGGACTTCGTGATAGGGGAGGGGGAATTCCACCCGATGGGGGGAGTGATGCCGTTGCCGGGAATGGGGGAGGTGGAGGTGGTGGAGGACGCGGCGCTGCGGGCGGCGGCGGCGCGGCAGATTTTCGAGTCGAGCGAGGAGGCGGCGCCGTGGCTGGAGGATTACTGGTCCTTGGTGGGGGAAGGGTGGCCGTGGAGGCAGGCGATCTATATGTTGTGGGCGAGCCAGCCGCGGGACACGCGGCGGCCGCGGACGCAGTACGAGCTGGCGCGCGAGGTGCTGGGGCTGGCGACGGATCGGGCGATCCGGGAGTGGCGGTCGAAGAATCCGGCGATGGATACGCTGATCGCGAAGCTCGCGGCGAGCGTGCTGGCGAAGCACCGGGCGGAGATCTACGAGGCGCTGATCCGGGCGGCGACGAATTCGGACCCGCGGGCGCACCAGGACCGGCGGATGGCGTTGGAGATGATGGGGGATTACGTGCCGCGGCAGCGCCTGGACGTGGGGTCGGCGGCGGCGGGGGACTACCGGGAGATGACGACGGAGGAGCTGGCGGCGGTGGCGGTGGATCCGGCGAGGCCGGGCAACAGGGATCCCACCACCCCGGGACCCTGCCACAGACCAGGGCAGAGGCAGCACCGGGACTTCGCCGACCCCTCCCCTGATACCCCGACAAGGTCGGGGCAGGTGGGAGGGGCGTAGGGACCCCACCCCCACCCCAATCCTCCCCGTGCACGGGGAGGGGGAAGGGAGAGGGGGAGGAAGCGGGAGACGATGGCGGACACGGTAGAAGTCATCATTAAGGGAACGGACCAGCTGTCCAAGGCGGTGGGCGAGGCGAGCGCCTCGCTGGCGGGCCTCGGGAAGACGGCGGGGATCCTGGCTGGGGTTGGATTGGCGGGGGCGGTGGCGGCGGGCGGCGTGCTGGTGGGCATTCTGGCGGACCTGACGGGGGCGGCGGCGGCGGCGGAGCCGGCGACGGCGAAACTGGAGGCGATCCTGCGCAACACGGGGATCGCGAGCGGGGTGACGGCGGAGCAGGCGAAGACACTGGCGGAGAAGTTCCAGGGGTTGACGACGTTTTCGGATACGGCGACGCTGGCGGGGCAGACGGTGCTGGCGGTGTTCAGCGATATCGGGACGAACGTGTTCCCGGCGGCGACAGGCGCGATGCTGGACCTGGCGACGAAGATGGGGACGGATACGCCGCGAGCGGCGGAGTTGCTGGCGCGGGCGATGGGGGGCGACCCCTTCTCCTTGAAGGCGTTGCAGCGGGAGATCGGGCCGTTCACCACGGCGCAGTTGAAGATGATTGCCGGGTTTAAGGAAACGGGAGACAAGGCCGGGCTGCAGAACGTGGTGCTGGAGGCGGTGAAGGGCAAGATCGGCGGGCTGGCGGAGGCGATGGGGAACACGGCGACGGGGCAGATGACGATCTTCAGCAATACGCTGGAGGGGATCAAAGTGAAGTTGGGGACGCCGATGTTGAAGCCGCTCACGGACCTGGCCAGGGTGTTGAACGAGCAACTGGCGAAGCCGGAGGTGCAGGCGGCGCTCACGGCGACGGCGGAGGCATTGGGAAAGCTGGCGAGCACGGTGCTGCCGGCACTGGCGGGCCTGCTGCCGGCGGTGGCGGTGGGGATGACGGTGATCGCGAACGCGGTGACGTTGATCGCGAATGCGATTACGACGGGGGACTGGAAGCCGGTGACGGATGCGTTGACGGCGACGGCGACGGGGTGGGGGACGGCGATGTGGGAGGGGATCACGGGCTCGTTCAAGCCGACGCCGGAGCGGAACGCGGCGATGGCGGCGGTGCTGAGCAACGAGGACCTGAAGGCGCAGATGACGGCGCAGGCGCGGCTGAGCGGCCAGGCGGCGGCGCAGGGGATGAGCGACGGACTGGCAGGCTGGTTGGAGGCGGACCTGACGGGGAAGGCGCGGGTCCTGGCGTGGGGGCAGAGCGTGGGCACGGAGGGTGTGATCGCGGGGCTGAGTACGGCGATATCGGCGGCGGGGTCGGTGGTGTCGGACGCGATAATGAGACTAGTCTTCGGGCCGGGCGGGATATTGGGGTTTCAGATAGCGATCACGTGGGGCACGGCGGTGGCGGGCGGGTTCGTGAGCGGGATGTGGGACACGGTGACGAAATTATGGAAGGACGTGGATTTTGCGTCGCTGGGGCAAGGCATTATTGATGGAGTGGTGAAGGGGATCACGGACAACGCGTCAAAGGTGGCGAGCGCGATCAGCGGGGCGGTGAACGACGCGATCGCGGCGGCGAAGGGGGTGCTGGGGATTCAGTCGCCGTCGCGGGTGTTTGCGGAGATCGGCAGAAACGTGGGGCAAGGGTTGGCGAACGGTATAACGGCGGCGGTACCGGGTACGAGAGGCGCCGCCGCGATGATGATAAATGCGGTGATCCAGGCTGTGGACGATGGGATTGCGGAGGGGCCGTCGCCGGCGCAGATGTGGGCGGCCAAATGGCCGGCCGATTTGATGAGGGCATCAATCGAACCGATGAGGAAGGTGGGTATCGCGTGGGTGGATGCCATCTTGTCAGGCATGAGCAACCAGACGACCGGCATCACGAGTGGGACCAAGACGGCCCTGGAGGGGACGTTCAGGCAGTGGTGGACGGCGTTGAAGACGACGTTCGGCAATCCAGGGTCGGGCGTCCGCCGGCAATTCCAGGACTGGATGGGTGACTGGATGACGATTGCCAGCCAGGGCGCCGGCGAAACGCTGGGAAGTGTGGCGAGCCGTATGCTGGATACCGCCGTGAGGACCGCCGGCCCAAATATAGCCAGGATCGTCACTGCAAACAGGGGGTTGTTCCTGTCACTCATGGGCAGCGGCGTTTCCCAGACGAGCGGGGGCATGTTCGCCGGCTTCGATAAGATAATGAGCCTTGCGGGGACTCTCGGAGGGCTGGGAGGCGCGGCGGCGAGCCGGTACCAGGCGCAGGTGCTGGACCCGGCGCGGGCGCACCTGCAGGTGCTGGAGGATCAGCTGGCGACGATGCAGGAGCAGAACGTGTCGCAGACCAGGCAGGCGGCGATCGTGAAGCAGATCGCGGCGCAGAAGAAGGAGATCGCGGCGAGCGAGAAGATGCTGACTTCGTTGGCGAAACAACAGGCGGACCTGCAGTTCATCCAGGCGCAGGCGGACCTGATCAAGATGATCAAGGAGAACGGGCTGGACGCGAAGAAGATCCTGGGCGGGCTGAAGTTGGGATTGGGGGCGGATCTGTCAGCGGTGATCGCGGCGATGACGGCGGCGATGCGGCAGATGGTCAGGGCGGCGCAGAGGGAGTTGGGGGTGGCCAGCCCGAGCCGGGTGTTTGCGCAGATCGGCGAGCAGGTGATGGCAGGGTTCGGCGGCGGCGTATTGCGGGCGGCGCCGGCGGCGGCGGGGATGGTGGGGATGGGGATGCGGTCGGTGGTGACGCAGAACACGTACCACTATAACCTGAGTGCGAATTACAAGTACGAGAGCCAGGCGTCGGTGGTGGACCGGATCAAGGTGCTGAGGATGTTGACGGGGTGAATGAAGAATGCAGAGTGCAGAATGAAGAATGCAGGCAGCCAGCGATTGAAATCGCGGCTGGAGGGCCAGGGGCCGGGATGTCCCCCTACGGGGACACAAAGGATTGACGCATGAGTGTGACGGCGTGGGTAGGAAGTGAGTCGCTGAGTCTGTCGGACGGGAATCCGTTCTGGCTGGCGGGATACGTGGGGCTGGGGATGGCGCCGCTGCACGTGATCACGTCGCGGGGGCCGGAGCAGCACGGGGAGACGCGGGTGGATTTCCGCTTGGACCCGCGGGCGTTCTCGCTGGTGCTGGGGATGGCGCCCGACACGGCAAGCGACCTGCAGACGTACAAAGACCAACTTACGGCGTTCTTGACGCCGTGGGGGGATGGGCTGCTGTTGGAATGGCTGCTGGCCAACGGGGCGACGCGGCGGATCACCTGTATGCGGTGCGGCGACGGGGACATGTCCAGCGCGGACAAGCAGGGGTTTATGCAGCGGGCGGCGGTGGAGTTTCACGCGGGGGACCCGACGTTTTACGACCCGGTGGCAGGCGCGCAGACGTTCGACCTGGGCGGGGCGGCGGACGGTTTCGCGGTGCCGACGGCGGTGCCGACGGCGATTGGGGCGAGCACGATCGACCAGACGCACCTGGTGACGTACCCGGGCAGCGCGCCGTCGTCGCCGGTGGTGCGGATCGTGGGGCCGATCACGAACCCGATTATCACGAACGTGACGACGGGGAAGGTGCTCAGTTTCACGGGGTACACCGTGGCGGCGGCGGACTGGTACGACACCGACACGCGCTACGGGCAGCAGACGGTGGTGGACGCGGCGGGAGCGTCGCAGATCGCGAAACTGACGGATGCGAGCGACCTGGGGACGTTCGCGCTGGCGCCGTGGCCGGTGGCCGCGGGTGGAGTGAATGCGATCCGGGTGACGGGGTCGGCGATCACGGCGGCGACGCAGGTGATTGTGACGTGGTGGAATAGGTATCTCGGAATTTGAGATTGCGGAATGCGGAATGCGGAATGCAGGTTGGGAAACACCAAGAAACACCAAGTTTGCCGGCGATTGAAATCGCGGCTATAGGGCCAGAGGCCGGGCGTCCCCCTACGGGGACGCGGAGGTAGGGAGATGAAGAGGGGATTGAGGGCAGCGGGTGTGTTGGCGGCGGGCGGGTTGCTGGCGCTGATGACGGTGCTGGTGTTCGGGGGCCTGGTGCAGCCGGAGCCGGCAGGGGTGGCGGTGCCGCTGGAGGGGGTGAGTTCGCTGCGGCTGATGGATCTGCCGACGGCCTATGCGGCGGCGCCGACGCAGATGAGTTATCTGTGGACGACGGGCGGGGCAGGGGACGGGGCGAGTACGTACACGCGGGCGGACTGGAGCAACATCGCGAAGATCATCGCGAGTTGCCCGGGCGACACGGGCGTGGGCGACGGGGCGCTGAATGAGTTAAACGGCACGGCCGGGACGAACAAGGTGACGATGGACACCGGCTACGCGCTGGTGGACGGGAAGCCGTTTATCACCACGGTGGCGGGGGATCTGACGATACCCTCGGCGGTGGGGGGCGGCAACACGCGCATCGACCGGATCGTGGCGCGGGCGGACTGGACGCTGCAGACGGTGCGGCTCAGGGTGATCACGGGGACGGACGCGGCGTCGCCAGTGGCGCCGGCGATCGTGCAGACGGCGGGGACGACGTACGACATCTATCTGTGGGAGGCGCTGGTCAACACGTCGGGGGCGGTGACGGTGACGGACGAACGCACCTGGTGCGCGACGGCGTTGGCCGGCCGGGGGTTGTCGGCGGAGACGGACGGGCAGATCGGGATTGCGACGGGGGCGATCACCAGCACGTTGATACTGAACGGCACGGTGGATACAGTCGATCTGGCCGATAACGCGGTGGACGATGAGAAGGCGGGCGACCGGGTGCCGCAGTTCTATCGGCGCCAGGGGGGAAGTGCGACGAATTGGTCCAGTGACGGCACGACGACCTATACGCCCACAAGCGTTAGAATGCAAGGGGGAACGTTTACGAGTGGCGCCTCGGGAGCCACCACGGTGACGTTCCCAACGGCATTCAGCAATGTGCCTATCGTCATTCTTACGCCGAAGTCGGCGATTGGGGTGCATTTTGTCGCTGATGCCACAGTCATCAGCAGTTCCGCTTTCACTTCGGTGGTAGTAAACATGGCGGATACTGGGGTTTCATCGGTTGATGTATATTGGCTGGCCATCGGGCCGGAGTGAGAGGGGTGCGAGGGCGGGCCGGGGGCGCGCTGGAGGGTGTATTTGCCGATGGTGAAGCAGGGAGTAGGAAGTAGGAAGTAAGAAGTAGGAAATAGAAATCCCACCCCTCCCGTGAGGGGACCGGGACTACGCTGCCCCCTCCCTCCCGGGACTGCGGGATAAGGGAGGGGAGGGCAAGAGCGGAGGCAGGCCCGACCCTGCCAAGGATCAGGGCCGAGGCAGGGTCGGGGTGCCAGGAAGCGGGCAATGGCGGCGGAATACGAGGTGTTGGTCTATAGCGCGGGCGGGGCAAAGGTGGGGCAGTTCACGTCGTTCGAGGGGCTGTCGTATTCGCAGCGGGTGAACGAGGTGGGGATGCTGGAGTTCCAGTTGCGCGGGGATCACGCGGCGGTGGCTCTGCCGATGGCGCTGAACGGCGAGGTGGTGGTGCAGCGGGGGAACGCGGCGATGGGGCTGAGTAAGGCGGCGGACTTCGCGGGGCTGCTGCGCTATTGGAAGCCGAGCCGGACGGATCGCACGATCTGGCTGGGGCGGGCGTATACGCTGCATTCGCTGCTGGGGCGGCGGTGCGTGCAGTGGGCGGAGGGGACGGCGAACCGGACGGACTTCACGGCGGTTAAAGGCGAGACGATTATGAAGACGCTGGTGTCGTATAACGCGGCGGCCAGCGCGACGGTGGTGAACGGGCGGAAGCGGGCGGGGGCGATCACGGGGTTGACGGTGGAGGCCGACGGGGCGCACGGGAGCACGGTGGACTGGTACTGCGCGCGGGGGAACCTGCTGGAGACGCTGCAGCAGTTGGCGCTGATCGCGGGCGGGGACTTCGACGTGATCAGGACGGCGGCGGGGGCGTACCAGTTCCGATGGTACACAGGGCAGCGGGGGACGGACCGGACGGCGACGGTGAAGTTCTCGACGCAGCTGGGGAATATGGGCAACCCGGCGATGTCGTTCGATCACACGGATGAAGCCACGGCGGCGGTGGTGTGGGGGGCGGGCGAAGGGAGCGCGCGCGCGACGGCGGTGCGGACGTCGGCGGATTACGCGGCGGGCAACGACATCGAGATAGCGGTGGAGGCGAGTGGGGCGGTGACGCTGAACGACGCGGGGGACGCGGCGCTGGCCGAGAAGAAGAAGGTGCATACGTTCGAGTTTGAGGTGATCCAGACGCCGGGGTGCTATTACGGCGTGCACTACTTCCTGGGCGACCTGGTGAGCGCGCAGTGGGGGGGGACGACGTATACCCTACGGGTACGAGGCGCCACGATCACGCTGGACGAGGGCGGGCAGGAGCAGATCGACGTGGAGATGGTGCGGACGTAGCGATGGACGAGATCACGACGGGCCTGCTGAGGCGGCTGGAGGGGCTGGAGACGCGGCTGCGGCGGCTGGAGCGGATTGAGCATGCGTCGGGGGTGACGACGGCGCACACGCACGCGAAGTTGGTGGCCAGCGACGGGAGCCCGGACCCGGCGACGGATACGGATGCGGCGGGTGCGCTGACGGCGCATTACGGGCTGACGGTGGACAATGCGCTGGTGCTGAGCGACGGCGGGGAGTTGACGATTTATGCGGGCGCGATCACGGTGACGCACAGCCGGCACTCGGTGGATACGTGGAATGACACAGCCGCCGACGACCTGGACACGATAAACGGTGGGGTGGACGGGTGGGTGCTGACGATACGGTCGGCACACAACGACCGGGATGTGACGGTGAAGGACGCGACGGACAACCTATATCTGGAGGGCGACTGCGTGCTGAACAATACGCAGGACACGCTGACGCTGCTAAACCGCGGTGGGCAGAACTGGTATGAGTTGGCGCGGAGTAATAACGCATGAGGGGGTGGAATTGAGGCGGGTATGATAACCGATGAGACGACCGTCCTGATTATGAACCGGATTGCAGCTCTCGAGCGGGCGCTGGTGCGGGTGATCACGCGGGATGTGATCGACACGAGCGCGACGGGGGCGTGGTATCTGGGCGACCCGGGCACCGACGGCTCCTGGCGGATCACGCGCAGCGGGACGGATTTGGTGATCCACCGGCGCGAGAGCGCGGTGTGGACGACGAAGCAGACGGTGGCGGCATGAACCTGAGCGAGTTTCCTCGGCCAGCGGGAGACAACGGCCGCGGCGTGCACTGGGCCGCCAGTCCCTACGAGTGGGGGAAGTCCGACTGGCCGTTTTGGCGGAAGCAGATCCTCGCCATGCATCTGAAGTGGATCAAGATCATAGACGACGGCGGCGGGTCGGCATTGCCGTGCGCCCGCCAACTGATAGACATCGGCGTCATGCCAGTGGTTCGACTCTATCGGCCGGAGCAGAACCCGGGCAACATCGGCTCGCGTGGCGGCGACGCGGTGAAGCAGTACGTCAAAGCGGGCGCGATGTATTTTGAGACGAACAACGAACCCGACCTGGCGCTCGAATGGAAAGGCGGCAAGCGACCCGATAACTGGCTGGAGGTGGTGGTCAATGACTGGATCGTCGACGCAGGAATCATACTCGCGGAAGGTGGATACCCCGGCTTCCCCGCCTTCGGCGTTGGAACGCAGCGTGATCCTTTCGCGCTGGTCGTCAAGAAGGGCCGCGCAGATCTGTTCGGCAAGGGCGCATGGTGCGCCGTGCACAACTATTGCCTGGCGCGGCCGCTTGAATATCCGAACGATGCGGTGAACCTGGAGGGTGTTCCGCTCACGGAAAACGAATGGCAGGCGGCGGGCGGGATGTGGGCATGGGAAATGGGGATGGAGGCGGTGAATAAGGTGCGGGCGGCGAACGTGAATCCGAGCGCCAGCATCACGAGCGATAGCACATGTTTCCGGGCCTATGAACAGGTGAATGCGCTGGTGACGGCGGCGTTTGGCCATTCGGTGCCGATCCTGACGACGGAGGGCGGCTACAATGTGGGGCAGCGTGCCGGCACGACGGCGGGTGATGACGTGAGGTATGCAAAGCCCACGCCGCGGTTGGCCAGCGAATTGAACGCCCGCCTCTTCCGGTTCATGGACGGTTCGGAGACGGTGCTGGGCAAGACAGTGCCTGAGTACTACTTTGCCTGTATGCCGTGGTTGATTGCAGCCTATCGCATCGGCGTGTGGGCAAACCCGGCGGAGAATCAGGGTCCGTGGTTCACGGACAAGTATAATGCTGAGTTCGGACTACACGGCGAACTGCCGCTGGTGCAGATGCTGAAGGAGATCGGGGGACGTGTGAGGCAGGAGGGACCAATGCCAGAACAGTGGATGAATTCGACGTGGGAGCAGGAACTGGGTGACGCCTGGGATAGCCGGCTCAAATACCTGGGCGTGGGGTTGAAGGCGGCACCCGTTGCGGCGCCTCGCGGACCTTACTGGAAGCTGGTGAGCGCGCAGTGGCAGGATCAGGATGAGGTGCGGGGGGCGGGTTACATCTTCGTGCAGGCCGAGGACGAGAAGGGTAAGCTCATCGAGAACGCGACCTTCGTGGTAGCACGGCGGGATGCCAGCGACTGGGCGCCGACGAAGGGTGAGGTGGACGGGTTCTGGGGCAACTACGCCATGCGCGGGTTCCTGGGCACGTACAACGTGTCTATGAAGCAGGGCGGCCATCCATCGGAGACGGTGACGGGGTTGGGACTGGGGCTGGAGGACAACCATGCTGTGTGGACGCGGACGGCATTTCGGTTGGTGTTCCGGTTGACGGCAGCCACGCCGGTGCCGAGCCCGACGCCGACGCCCGCGCCGATACCGGTGCCCACGCCAGTGCCGATACCAACGCCGACGCCGGTGCCGAATAACGGCACGGCGGCCGAGACGCGGGTGAAGGAGCTGGAAACGCTGCTGGCGCTGATCGTGACGCCGCTGGAGTACGCTCAGGAGGCGTTGGGGTCGACGCTGACCGCGATAAAGGCGGAATTGCCGCCGAATCCGTAGCAGAGGGCTTCGTACAGGAATCCCACCCCTACCCCTCCCTTGTTACCCCGACAAAGTCGGGGCAACAAGGGAGGGGTTTTTCTTACAGCCAGTTGGCGACGGGGGAGCAGCGGTGGTGAGCGGCGGCGCAGTCGACTTGCGAGATGGCCAGGTAACGTTTCACCATGTCGAGGCTGCTGTGGCCGAGGAGTTGCTGGAGGGTGTAAGGATCGCCGCCGTTGCGCAAATATGCGATCGCAAAGGTGTGGCGGAAGCGGTGGGGGTGGACGTTGGGGACGCCGGCGCGGCGGCCGAGGCGGCGCAGGTGGAGGGCCAGATGGCGGCGCTCGATGGGGGCGCCGTCGGTGGTGGCGAAGAGAGGAGCGTCGGGCGGGGCGTCGCGACGGACCAGGTAGGCCCAGAGGGCTTTGCGGGTAAGGGACTCGATGTAGACGATACGCTGGCGGCCGGCGCCGGAGTTGTGGCGCGACTTCCCGAAGACGCTGAGGGCGCCAGTGGTCTGGTTGTAGTCGGCGACGGAGAGGCCGCAGAGTTCGCTGGCGCGGATGCCGGTGTCGAGGAGGACGAGGATGAGGGCGCGGTCGCGGCGGCGCAGGTCGGCGGGGCGGGTGTTGCGGCTGCCGGGACGGTCGCGGTAGGGGCGGGATTGTTCGACGGCGCGCAGGAGGGCGTGCACCTCCTCACGGGTGAGGGGCTCCACGGCGGTGGCGGATGGGCGGGGCGGGGTGATCTGGGCGGCGACGTTGGTGGCGGCGTAGCCCTCGGCTACGGCCCAGCGCCAGAGGCTGCGCAGGGTGGTGTGGGTGTTGAGGATGGTTTTGGGCGAGAGGACGGCGGCGGGACGCGGGGCGACGCCGGGCGGTGCGATCCGTGAGGTCTGGAGTCGGGCCAGGAAGCCGCGCAGGTCGGCGGCGGTGACATGCGCCAGGGCGGTGGCGGGTCCGAGGTGCGCGGCGAGACGGCGCAGGTCGAGGCTGTAGTTGCGTAGGGTGCACGGTGAGCAGCCCTCGATCTGGCGGGCAAGCAGGAAGCCGGCGGTGGCGTGTTCGATTGTGAGGTCCATACGTGTGCGCTCCGGTCTGTATCTACAGTTGGATGGTTAAGGGCAATTCTCCACTGTAGACCACACGGATGGCTCTGGGCAGGAGCCGTGAGCGCAGGAGTATGGACTTTGGTGGGCGCGACAGGGCTCGAACCTGTGACCTCACGGATGTGAACCGGGTCGCCGTGAGGGCCAGCGTAGCGCACACGGATCCCGCCAGGCGCGAGCCGTGCGGTCTAGAGTTTGCGAACCGTGTGGTCTACGGTTGGGGCGCGGACTGCATGGTTGCGTCGCCGAACCCGCCAAGGGCGAATTTGATGTAACTGACCTTGGCCTCGGCGGGCACCTGGAAGCCTATCCAGCCGCGCGCTTTCTCGCCGGGATTGAGCGTCATGATGTCCAATTCCGTACCATCCCGGAGACCGAGGTCGCCGCGGTAGGAAAAGCCATCGGTGTCTACCATCACGCCGCGAGTTGGATCGATATCCAGCGGTTTGCCGGCAACGTTGCTGATGATGAATTCCACGGCGACAATCTCTTGACCGACCTCCAGCTTGGCCAGCCATCCAGGCGTCGCCGGGTCCTCAATCTTGCCGATCTGGAGCGTGTATTGGGCGGCGCCGGGTGGGAGCGGGGTGGCGCAGGGACAGACACAGGGCGGGCATTCGGTGCCCTGGGCCAGGACGGTCGGCACCGCCAGGAACGCGAGACAGCAGACAACGGCAATCCAGATGTGACTCCTCATTGTCTCCTCCTACAGTGCTAGCCCTTCTCGATATCGTAATCAGCGCGTTCTTCCGCCACATGCAAAAGCGAATCACCCCCGCGGGCTGCTCGCGCCTTTTTCCATTCGCGGTGCACGGCCTCATAGATGCTATATTGATCAGCGGCCGAGCCGCTCAGATCCATCTCCTTGCACATCTGGCGCAGTCCCTCATGAATCTCGGGCCACTCGAAATCACCCAGATGCACCGTACCGTCTCCTCTCAGCGGTATGTGGTTTTGATCTCTCGGAAGGCGCGCACTAACGCACGGGCCTCCCGTTGGCCAGGGGTATCCAGCCTGCGGTAATCATCCACCAGTTCGGCCTCGCCAGGTGCAATCTCGGAAGGCGGCGGTTCGAGACCGGCCATCGCGAAAAGGCAGTCTTTATCCTCTTTCAGCGCTTTGGCGACGGCAGCGCAAAAATCGTAGGTCGGTGCTGAGTCGCCGGAAAGGACCTTGCTGATCCAGGAGTGGGATATACCAGCCATGCGCGCAAGCTGCCTCATCGAAAGCCGGCGCTGGGACATCTCTAGCGCGAGCCATATTACCAAGTCGGTTTCCATCATTCCGATTATACCAATCCCGATGGATGTTTTGACACCAAACAGTATTCCCTATTGACACCTGGTGGGTATGGGTGTACAATGGTGTTATAAAGACCGGTTTGGCGGTGTAGAGACCAGGGGGACACAATGGAAGCTATAGAAACTAAGGAACGGACGGAAAAGCGCAGTATTTCGATGCCGCCACGGGATTGGCGAGCAGTCGAGGAATACGGTAGCCGCAGGGGTCTGGACGTCTCCAGTACGGTCCGGATGTTGCTGCGGACGCACCCGGAGTTGGTGGGTCGGCGCGACGGGCAGGGTCAGTAGAGAGACCCTGGGCAGGTGGGCGGGCCCGGGGCTTTTTGTTGCCAATTCACAGGAGGGGGAAATGGGATACCTGGAGGTGTTGATGGAGGCGGCGCAGCGAGACAGGGCGATGGCGGCGGAGGCGCGTGCGCGGCAGCGCGAGGCCGACCAGAACGTGCGGCTCGACGAGGCGGCGGAATTCGTGGCGCGTATGGGCCTGGAACGGTTACTCCAGGCGGGGGGAGATCCGGCGCCGGACCTGCACCTGCACGCCTACGAGCGGCCTGGACAGGTCGTCTATCGGCTGAGGCTGCGGTTCTCTGACGTTGAGGTGACGGCGCACCTGATAGTGTACAAGGAACGGGCAGGGGTGATGGGCAGGCTGGAGGCGGACGGGTTCCAAGTGCAGACGTGCAACTTGTCGTGGAACACCGACCACCTGCCCGACTGGGTGCTGGACGTGCACGAGGCGGCGGTGAAGTATCGCGAGCAGATGCTGCGCTGCGACCTGGCCAGTCTGAAAGCGGCGCCGAATGAGGCGGACGCGGAGGTGCAGCGGGGGCAATGCTACTCACAGTATCCCGAGGCGGAGGCGCAAATCGAGGGGGCATTCTTGGAGGGGCTGCAGCGCATCCGCGAGCGGACTGAGGAGGTGCTGGCGGCACACCGTGCGGAGGTCGAGGCGAAGGTGGAATGGGACGCGCGTGAGGCGGAGCGCGAACGGCGACAGGCTGAGGCGTGGCATCCCTTCAGGCTCTACAAAGTGACGTACGGCATCGTGGCCGATGGCGACGGAGCCCACTTCTGCGACACGGCCGAGATCTACACCCTGGACAGCGCACCGAATCCTGATGGATGGTGGCATACGATCCAACGCGACGGGAGACTCGGTCGCACGCGTTTGATGCACCCGGTGGCTGTCGAACGGTGGGACATCGGCGACATCGGCTCATTCTGTACCCTGTGCGATGGCGTGTATTATCCGCCGGCGGAGGCGGAGATCATCGAGTAGTTGTTAAGGTACGCGGGGCAGGCGGGCCGGCCTGCCCCTCTTCTTGGGACGGGTGCTCGCGGGGCGAGCGTGAACGGCGGCCGTGGATCCCGTCAGGGCGACGCTGAGGCGACAGCGTCGGGATCCGCGATGTAACGGGGCGCGAGGGGCTGTGTGCCGCGACTGATGGCCTCCCCGGTTCGACTCCGGACCGTCCTTCCTGCAGGTACGTCCCCTCTGGGGAATTGAATCCATTATCACACAGGAGGAACAGCGTGGTGACCTTTGTACTGGTTTTGGCCGCGATTTGGGGCGTGGGCTGGGCGTTGTTCCTGGAATATGTGCCGCTGGGGCGCTGGTTGGCGGCGCGGCGGACTTGGTTGACGGTGGTGATCGGCGTGGGGGTGGACCTGGGACTGGTGGCGCTGGTGCTGCCGTTTGAGTACTGGTGGCCGGTGGCGGCCGTGGTGGCCGTGAGCAGCGTGGGGGTGATCGCGCGCAGCATCGTGATCGAGATGCGCGAATGGGCGGAGCTGATGGAGCAGGAGTATGGCGAGAAAACCGGCGGCGGTGAATAAGAGACTGGCCAACCGGGTGATGTGGGGGCTGGAGGACATCATGGCGGCCTGCATCAGCCTGCGGCGGGCGCTGACGGTGGCCAGGCAACGGGCCGAGGCGCTGCAGGACGTGCTGATCCTGGGCAGGCTGGGGGACATCGGGGAGCAGGTCGCTATCATCGAACGGAGGGCGGTCGATGCCAGACGGGGAGAATATCGTCAGTGAGTGGACGCGGGCGCGGCAGGAGTGGCTGGCGCAGGTGTGCCGGGGGAGTTTGCACACGGCGCGGATGTACAACGCGGCGATGGGGCACCTGGGGGAGTTCGTTAACCCGATGCGGATCGACCAGGTGGGCGGGAATACTGTGACGCGCTGGGCGAACCATATGGCCCACATGGGGCTGAGCGAGACGACGATCAACGCGCGATTGGCGGCGGTGTCGTCGTTTTTTTGTTTCTGCCAGCACTGGACGGACGGGCAGGGAAGGGCGCTGGCGACGGTCAACCCGGTGGATGCGGTGAAACGCTACCGGGTGGATCCGTATGGCAACAGCCAGCCGCTCAGCGTGGAGGAGGTGGGCGCCGTGCTGGGGGCGGTGGACAGAACCACGGCGGCGGGGTTGCGGGACTATGCGGTGCTGATGATGGCGCTGTACACCGGGCGGCGGTCGGCTGAGCTGCGCGGGCTGCGTTGGGGGGACATTCAGCACACGGCGGATGGGCGGGCGCGCTATGCGTGGCGGGGGAAGGGCGGCAAGGCGCGCTGGGATGACCTGCCGCAGCCGGCGCTGATCGCGATCCGGCTATACCTGGATGCTGCCAGGCGGCGCCCTGAGCCGGACGAGCCGGTATTCGTGCAGCACAATGGGCAGGCGGACGGGAAACCGTTGACGTCGGAGTGGCTGAATGCAATGGTGCAGCGCTACGCGGCGGCGGCGGGGATTCGGCGCATCCATGCGCACACGTTGCGTCACACAGCGGCGAACCTGCGTGCGCGGGCGGGGCACAGCCTGGAGAGCATCTCGATGCTGTTGGCTCATTCGTCGTTGCGCGTGACGCAGATCTACCTACAACGACAGGCAGGCTTTGTGGACACAGGGTGGCAGGATGTCGAGCAGATGCTGGCTGGCGGGCAAGTGGATGGATAGCAGTAGCAGTATGACCCCGCAAGTACCGGAAATGGCACGCCCGCCTGCCTGGCGGGGGCGGTGTGGGCGCGGGCTCGCGGGTGAGTGTGGGTGAGGGTATGGGTGTAGTGGGTGCAGAATGGGGGCAGTTGTGATAACGGTCATTATCACAGGTGTTTGGAGCGACAAATGACAGTCGATGTTGACGAGATTAAAGGGGCAAACCCGATTGAAGAGGTGATGAACGAGGATGAACCTCTTGAACATAGGACAGGTCGCTATGTCAGAGGGGTGCGACACGATAGCCTGGTCGTCGATGTTCGCAATCAGACGTACTACTGGAACGCCAACAACGAATGGGGAGACGTGATTGAGTGGGTGCAAAGGCATAGGAAATGTGACTTTACCGAGGCGTGCCGGCTGTTGGCGAGGCGTGCAGGATTGCCCGAACCTGTCTGGCACAATGAGGATGGACAACAGGCCCTGGCAGCCAGGACACGCAGCGACGTGTTGACGGTTGCGTGTAGATGGTGGGTAACCCGAATTTGGATCTCGGAAAGCCCCCCCCCTAGTCAGTCACCACCTCCGACTACATCACAAATTCCCAGCGCGTGCCCCGGGTTGACGTACGCGAGGTGGCGGGGATGGACGGACGAGACGATCAAGGCGGCCGGGCTGGGCTACACAGATGGAGATATCAAGGGGCTGCGGGGCGAGTTGCAGATGCACGGACTGGATGTGGACAGCCCAGCGGCGAAGGCGGTGCTGATGGCGCCGGCTGGGCACCTGGTGTACCCCTGCCAGCGAGGGGGCAGGGTGGTGTATTTCGCGACGCGCAGCGCCTCCAGGGAGACGAAGGCGCATTGGAACCCGCCGAGCGACCTGGTGGGGGAGCGGCAGCCGCTGTTCAACGCGGCCTGGTCGCCGTTCGAGGACGTGATCGTGGTGGTGGAGGGGCAGGCGGATGCGGTGACGCTGGCGCAGTGGGGGGTGGCAGCGGTGGCACTTTCGGGAACATCGGCGAACGATCTACTACTACGGGTTTTGAGTAAGCACGCGGTGCGGGTTGTGGCGCTGGACGCGGACGCGGCGGGGGGGACGGCGCGCGGGGCCTTGTCGGACGCGCTGGGGCCGTTGACGCGGGTGTTACGGTGGCCGGAGCCGTGGAAGGACGCGAATGAGTGGTTGCAGAAGGACCCCACCCTTGCCCTCCCCTCAGAAGGGGAGGGAACAAGCGGGGAGGGAGCAATCGCGAGGTTGATAGACGAGGCGCCGACGTGGGCGGAGGTGGTGGCCGGCCAGGCGGGAGAGGCGGAGGGACTGGAGCGGGAGCGGGCACTGAAGCAGGCGTTCAGTCTGTTCACGAGGATGCCGGATTTCGACTGCGCGATGCGGCGGGAGGAACTGGCGAAGGCGGCACATCTGACACTTCGACAGTTCAATGTGCTACTGAAGACGGCGAGAGGGGAGCGCGCCGAGGATAACGGCGACGGGACGCCGGCGATCGAGATGGACATCCCGGGTGGGCTGGTGGCGGAGCACCTGGTGGAGACGGTAGCGATCCCACCGGAGAACATGTCGGGGCTGACGGGGCAGGGATGGACGACAAAGTTCGCGGTGCGCTACCCGGATGGGCGGATCGCGGTGGTGAATTACCTGGACTGGGAGGGGGTGCGCTACCGGCCGGTGTCGTCGTTGAACCGGGTGCTGACGGAGCGGGTGGTGCGGTTCGCGTCGGGCCTGGGGGAGCGGATGTCGCTGCGCGACCTGGTGCGGATGGTGCAGGCGACGATCCGCAAGTATGTGGACGTGGATGTCTTCTATGAGACGCTGGCGGCGTATTACGTGCTGTTCACGTGGCTGTACGACGCGTTCAACACGGTGGCATACCTGCGGCTGCTGGGGGACACGGGGACGGGGAAGAGCCGCTTCCTGCAGGTGGTGGGGGCGCTGTGCTTTCGCTCGACCTCCGTGTCGGGAGCGGCCACCACGTCGCCGATCTTCAGGATCCTGGACCGCTACCGGGGAACGCTGATTATGGACGAGGCGGATTACCGGGCGAGCGATGAGAAGGCGGACATCATCAAGATATTGAATACGGGCTATCAGCGGGAGCAGGGGGTGGTGCTGCGGTCGGGGGACAAGAATGTGGGGTTCGAGACGGAGGTGTACGTGGTGTACGGGCCGAAGGTGATCGCGACGCGCAAACGGTTTTACGACAAGGCGCTGGAGAGCCGGTGCATCACGTACGAGACGGGGGGGCCGACGACGCGGCTGGACATCCCGGTGGAGATGCCGAACGACTGGGCGGCGGAAGCGACGGACCTGCGCAACCGGCTGCTGAGGTATCGGATGGAGTATTGGCGGCCGAACATCGAGTTGAATTACGCGGCGGTGGAGGTGAGCGCACCGCCGCGGCTGCGGCAGGTGACGGTGGCGCTGCAGACGATCATCGACGATCCGGACCTGCAACGCGACCTGCGGACGTTCGTGGAGGAGTATAACCGGCAGTCGATCGTGGAGTCGGGGATGACAGTGGAGGCGAAGGTGCTGGAGGCGGTGTGCGGGGTGTGGTTTATGGACCTGTACGACAACCACGTGCCGGATATGAGGATGAAACGGCTGGCGCAGGCGGTAAATCTGTTGATCGACGAGGAGAACGAGGGGGACGGGAGCGCGTCGGGCGGCGCGGCAGGGGACGCGTCTGGCGACGCGGAGGGGGGACAACAAGAGGGCGGCAAGCCGGCCTGGGGACGCAGCCAGGACACGATGCGGAAGGTGACGCCGAAGCGGGTGGGACAGGTGGTGCGGACGGTGTTGCATCTGCGGACGGAGCGGGACAGCAACGCGGGGCGGCGGTATATCGTGATGTACGACCACGAGCGGGTGACGGCGCTGCGGGAGCGGTTTGGGGTGACGGAGGATTGGTTGAACGACGTGATCGCGACGCTGCGGAAGGGGGGAATGGCAGTCGGGGCGGTGAAGGCGGTGGCGGCGGAGCAGACGGTGTTGAGGTTGAATGAGGAGTGAAGAACAGGGAGTAGGAAGTAGGGACGCAGAGCGGGAGTAGGGAGCAAGGAATAAGGACCGGTCCGGACCGGAGCAAAGGGGGAGCGAGATGGCGAAGGTGGTGCTGTTGGTGTTGCTGGTGGCGTGGCTGGGGGTGATGGTGAGCCACGTGGGGGGGACGCGGGCGCAACGGTGCTGCGAGCGGCGGGAGTGCACGGCGAGGGAGTACCGGGTGTGGTGCAGATGAAGGCAATCCACCTGTGTTGCGGGGGAGGTGGGACGACGCTGGGGTTCGAGCGGGCCGGCATCGAGACAGCCTACGCGTTCGATTATTGGCCGCCGGCGGTGGAGACGCACCGGTTGAACTGGCCAGATGTGCGGTGCGAGCAACGCGATATACGAGCCCTGCACGCGGCGGATCTGCCACAGGCGGACGTGTGGACGTGCGGGATCCCGTGCGAGCCGTTCTCGGTGGCGGGATATCGGCTGGAAGAGCGAGACGAGCGGGATATCTCGGCGGAGTTGGCGCGGTTGTTGAATGAGGCGTCGGCGGCCGGCAGGGGACCGGCGTATGTGTTCCTGGAGAATGTGCCGCAGTACCGGCACAGCGCTGGCGCCGAGATGATCCGCGAGGCGCTGGCTGGGTATGGTGTCTTCGAGGCGGTGTTACGACACGCGGATTGGGGCGTGCCCCAGAAGCGGCAACGGTGGCACATTATCGCCAGCCGAGCCGGCCGGGTGATCACGCCGGAGGCGACGCACAGCGAGCAACCGGACCTGTTCGGTCGGCCGGGTTGGGTGCGGTTCGGCGAGATCGGCGAGCGGGACGTCGCAGAGCCGCACTACATGTCGGCCAGGGCGCTGCGCGGGGTGATCCGCCGGCAGCGATCGAAGGTCCTGAGCGGACTGGCGCGGGATGCGAGTGTGTTCGGGGTGCTCTACATCGTGGATGACGCGGATTTGATGCCGACGGTGATGGCGACGGCGCACAAGGGGATCTCGCGGAACCAGGCGGTGGTGGTGTTCGACGATTACCGGTTCCGGCAGCCGACGGAGTTGGAGTTGCGACGGGCGCAGGGGTTGCCGGACGATTTCGTGCTGGCGGGTAACAAGCGGGAACGGTATGAGCAGATCGCGCGGGCGGTAGCGCCGCCAGTTGCAGAGGCGGTGGGGCGGGCGATGATCGCGGATGCGGCTGCCGTTGGGGTGATCCCACCCCTGCCCCTCCCTTAACAAGGGAGGGGTGGTCGGCTGCGCAGGAGGAGATGACGGGGATGAAGGCGACGGGTTCCGAAGAGGTGATGCTGAACCTGGACCGGTGGAAGCGGGGGGATCTACGACCGCCGGAGTGGTGCGTGTTCGTGGGGAACGTGGCGGCGCGGGACTACTGCTGGTCGTGGGTGTGCGGGTTGCCGGTGACGGCGGAGGATTGCCGGGAGTGTGAGTGGTTCCTGGGGATGGGGAATCCCCCCAACCCCCCTTGATAAGGGGGGCGGTAAGGTGGGGGTAACATAACAAGTTGACAGTTATGAAACTTTGGGAACATTGAATCGGGTTTTGGGGGATGAATCAAGAAAAAATATTTGTTTGTGTTTTGGGGTGGAATCGGTGATTCAATGTTCTCAAAGTTCCAGGAAGGGAGTATGGAGTAAGAAGTAGGGAGTAGGAAGAAGAACGAGGATCAGGGACGGAGACTGATTCTGGGGGAATATGGGTGGGTTTAGGAACATAGAGAACATAGAGAACATTACCTATAGGGGATAGCCGACGTTTGTGGGAAAGTGGGGGGCTGTAGGTAGTTATGTCATGGAACTTTAGGAACTTTGAAAAGGGGGGTGTTTTTGAGATGTTCTCAAAGTTCCTGTGAGTCAATCTGAGGGATGGGGGGTAGGTTAATGCAGAATGCAGAGTGCAGAACGCAGAATGGGGAAGAGGAGCAGGTGTTGATCGGGTATGGGAGGGCATATCACCGGCGGGTGCGGAGCCGGGGCGGGCTGCCGGTGGCGGCGTGCGGGGTCGGCCTGAAGCGGGCGGTGGCGGTGTGGGCGATCCTCGAGCGGGAGCGGGTGGATAAGGCGGGGGTGTATCTGCCGTGCAAGAACTGTTGGCGGGCGGGGAAGAAGGGGAAGGACGGATCCCACCCCCAACCCCTCCCTTAATAAGGGAAGGGAACGGGGCGAACGGGAGATGGCAGAGATGGGAGAGGGGGTGGTATTTCGGCCGAGGTACGGGTGTCTGAATGCGATAGAGGGGCGTGAGGTACACGCAGGGGTATGGCGGTGCCGGGACGTGGTGACCGGTGTGGGGTTCAACCTCAGAGAGGAAACGCTGAGGCAGTTCTGGAAGTGGACCCCGCCAGGGGCGGGGCTCGCTGACGCTCGGGGGGAAAGAGATGGAAACGGCGACGTATCGGTTGAAGGTGATCCTGGAGACGGAGTTGCTGGGGAGCCAGACGACGCGGAAGATCGCGACGGAGTTCCTGGCGAAGAAGTCGGGGTTCGAGATCCCGGACGACGAGATAGAAAGCCTGCCGGAGGCGCTGGAGCGGGCGACGACGGTGTTCCACCGGGATGAGAAGGGGGAGCCGGTGCTGTGGGACTACCAGATCAAGGGGTTCCTGAAGGAGAGCGCGCGGCTGCTGTCGGGGCACGACGGGCTGCCGAAGAACCTGCGGGCGAAGGTGGGGAATTACCTGTTCATCTCGCCGCGGTGCGTGGCGCTGATAGCGCCGGATGGGGACGGCCAGCCGTGCAGTGAGCTGATCGACGTGCTGGAGCGGCCGCTGCGAGCGCAGACGGCGCTGGGGGAACGGGTGGCGATCGCGTCGAGCGAGCTGCTGCCGGCGGGGGTGTGGTTCGGGTGCGGGTTGACGGTGATCCTGGCGGGGAAGGCGGAGGACCAGGTGACGGAGGAGGTGCTGCGGCAGTTGCTGGACTACGGGTTCTGGAAGGGGCTGCTGCAGTGGCGGAGCGGGGGGTATGGGAGGTTTCGGTACGAGTTGGTGAGGGAGGACTAATTCACCGCAGGGAGGAAAGCCCTCCCACTTCGGAGGCGCAGGGGACGCGGAGAAATGTAGGGGGAGAAGGGGAGTGAGGCGGGAGCCGAGTAGCGTTCTGGTGCGCGACGTGAGGGTGCTGTGACGACGGGGGGGGTGCATCAGAGGCAACGTAGAGGTTTGCGCAGCGTTGGTTCGGTACGGATAGGCAGGGTCGAGGGCGGGTTTGGTTGTGTATTGCGACGCGGGGGTCGCGCTTGGGACGGTTAAGCGGGGGCGCAGTGGAGGTGGGTGGGGTGCCGCGGCGGTCATGTCTTGGGAAGTCTAGTTATGCGGCGGCGAGTTGACCACCGGATGGCAAGGCGGAGGCCGGGTGTCGCGAGGGAATGCCGGGGTGAGGGATTGATGCGCATTGTGGTGGTGAGGTCACATCTGGAGAGGCGCGGGCAGTGTTTAGTCCAGGCAGGTATGGCGGGGGTGCGGAATCCCACCCCTGCCCCTCCCTTCCCCGAAAGGACCGGGGACTTCGTATTAAGGGAGGGGTGGTCGGTTGGGCGGTTGCGCGGTTGGGCAGTTTGGCGGAGGATGGTGACGCGAGGGGTAGTGTTCGGTCCAGGACTGTGTTGCGGGGGCATCGATGGGGAGCCAGCGGTTGAAACCGCGGCTCGGGGGCCAGGGGCCGGGATGTCCCCCTACGGGGACATCGAGAGGGGGCGAGGAGGTGTGAGGTGACGGACGGGGAGTTGGTGCGAGAGTTGTTGGAGGCGACGGCGGTGGGGTGCGCGCTGGCGCGGGATGCGTTGCGGGAGGCGTGGGGGCCGGAGGCGCACGTGGTGCAGGGGCTGTGCCTGGCGGAGGCGTGGCTGGGGCAGGCGGCGCGGGCGCAGGTGCTGCTGGAGGGGGTGACGCTCGGGGAGGAGGCGCGGTTGATGGTGATGGAGGCGGCCGTTGGAATGCGGCCGCGAGGGGATGTAGGAACCCCACCCCCGGCCCCTCCCCTGGTAGGGGAGGGGTGAGAGGATCGGCAGGGGTCCTGTTTTGTGGTGTTGAGTCGAGGTCGGCCAAGCAGTGGAAAGGCACGGCGAGGGAGGTGGGGGATGAGAGTGATAGCGGTAGTAAACCAAAAAGGGGGCGTCGGCAAGACGACGACGGCGGTGACGCTGGCGCATGGCCTGGCGCTGCTGGGGAAGCGGGTGTTGCTGGTGGACCTGGACGCGCAGGGGAATGTGGCGGATGCGCTGGGGATGGAGAAGGGGGATGGGGTGTATCGGTGGTTAACGAATCCCACCCCCAGCCCCTCCCTTGGCAAGGGAGGGGAGCAGAACGGGGTGGTGCGGTTTTCGGGGCGGGGGGGGTTGTCGGTGTTGGTGGGGGATAAGCGGACGGTGGAGGCGAGAGAGATGCTGGCGGGCCAGGCGTTCCGGGAGATGGTGGTGAAGGACGGGCTGGAGCGCCTGGGCCTGCCGGGGTTCGAGGTGGCGATCCTGGACACGGCGCCGGGGGCGGACTTGCTGCAGGTGGCGGCGCTGATCGCGGCGACGGAGTTCATCGTACCGGTGTGCCTGGACCACCTGGCGATGGTGGGGGTGGTGGACCTGCTGGCGACGGCGGCGAGTCTCGCTCGCGCGGGGGCGTCGGGGGCGCGGTTCCTGGGGGTGCTGCCGACGATGTGGGAGCGGACGACGCGGGAGAGCCAGGCGCAGTTGGAGGAGATGACGGAGGAGTTCCGGGAGTGGGTGTGGCCGCCGATCCCGGTGGACGTGCGATGTAAAGAGGCGGCGGCGCACGGGCGGACGCTGTGGGAGTGGGCGCCGGGGTGCCGGGCGCTGGATGGGGTTGAGCAGGGCGACATGCCGCGGATCGGGGGATATCGGGCGGTGTTGAGGCGTCTCACGGAGAAGGCGGGCAGTTTGACCGCGGAGGCGCAGAGCACGCGGAGGTAATTTGGGATTGCGGATTGCGGAGTGGGCGGAGGCGAGGTTTTGGGGTGCGGCGCGGCGGTGGGGTTAGGCCGGGGCAAGTATGGCGGGGGTGAGGTTGTGGTCCGTCTTGTTCTGCATTGGCGTTGTGTCGTTTGGTCGGGTGGGCGAGACGTATTGCGCGGGAGAGCGGGGGCGGGGTAGGGGACTGATGGGTTCGGTAGGGGCTGTGTGCGGCAGCGTTGGTCTGGGTGGGGGCTTAGTGCAGGGGCGTAATGCTCAGCGGCGGCGGAGTAGCGTTCCGCTGGGTTCTGCGGGGGTAAGGCAACGCATAGTTTGGTCCGGCGGGAGTGGGGTAGCGGCCTGTCATGTTATGCCTGGGTTGAGTGCCGTTGCGCAGAGGTCGGTGCGGCTGCGGTGTGGGGTCGTTTGGTCTGGTGATGGGTGGGCGAAGTAGGGAGTAGGGACGCAGAGCGGGAGTAGGAAGTAAGGAGTAGGAATCCCACCCCCTACCCCCTCCCCTGATACCCCGACCCCTGCCACAGACCAGGGCCGAGGCGGGTCGGGGCAGGCGGGAGGGGGAGGGAGAGGGGGAGTTGAGTGAGGAGGGAATATGGGGCGGCAACGGGTGGGGTTGGATCCGGCGGTGGCGGCGGCGCTGGGGGATGGGGAGCGGCGATCGCGACGGCGGGGGATGACGGCAGGGGAACGGCGGTCGGCGAAGCGGCAGGAGGGACGGTCGAAGATGACGCTGGATCTGCCGGCCGCGCTCATCGAGGAGTTGCGGCGCCTGGCGGGGGCGGAGGAGTGCAGCGAGAGCAGCCTGGCGGCGGCGCTGCTGGCGAGGGGGCTGGAGGCGTACGCGCGGGGAGAGGTGGGGCTGCGGAAGCGGCTGAGCCGGAGTCCGAGGTTCAGGTGGGTGGTGGAAGTAGGCAGTAAGGAGTAGGAAGTAAGGAGTAGGAAGTAGGAAGTAGGGAGCAGGAAGAATCACCACAAAGACACAAAGATACAGATGTCCACGATTTCTGCGGAGAGGGTTAAGGGGATGGCCTAGGCTGGCGTAAAGGCCAGCATAAGGGCCAGCGTTGGGGGAAGGGGATAGGCTGGCGTAAAGGCTGGCGTAAAGGCTGGCGCAACGGTCTGCAGGATGGCGCAGGAGGTGAAACGTGGGGATAGCCGGGGGGTTGGTCAGCCCCGCCCAGGGCGGGGTCACTGAGGCGGTTTTGGGCCAGCAGAGGGCCGCTGGGAAGGCTGCTCAGCGTGCCCCCGCCAAGGGCGGGGACTTCGTGGGGCAGAAGTGCCCAAAGTGCAAGCGGGAGTACATGCCGGAGGAGTTCGTGGGACAGATGGGGCAGCGGGTGCGGGTGTGCCGGCGGTGCCGGGAGCAGGTGTGGCGGATAAAGGCGAGGAGGCGGACCGAACAGCCGGTGGAGATAGACCTGGACCTGGACGACGCGGGGCTGGGGGTGCGGTACGGGTGTGTGGCGCGGGAGCAGCGGGGGCTCGCGGTGCGCCTGGGGCGGGGGAATGGGTGCCGGCGGGGGGAGGTGGGGTGGGAGGTTGTGTGAGGTTCACCGCAGAGGCGCAGAGGACGCGGAGATTCATGTTGTCAACAGGGAGTCCGCATCAGCCGCAGAGCGTGCGGACTACTCAGAGGCAGGGGGGCTATTGAGCGAACCTGAATAACTGTGTATAGTTAAGATAGATGGTAGATATTGGCCGAAACGCATCGGCATCCGGGGATGGGACGGGGATGGACACAAGGGGTAGCCCTGCCAGAGACCAGGGCTGAGGGGGGGGACGCGGCGGGGTCGTGTCCCCTTTTTTGTATTGCCCGGACCAGGTCGGGACGGGGGAATCCCACCCGTAGCCCCTCCCCGCTCTGCGTAAGGGAGGGGAAGGAAAAGAAGGAGAGGGAGATGAGTTTCACGCAAGCGTTGGAGTACGCGAAGGGGCCGGGGATCGCGGTGATTGCCGGCCTGATCATTTCGATCCTGGTGGAGTATTGGCCGGCGTTCCAGGCGATGCCGGGTAAGAGCCGGGTGCTGGTTTACATCGTGCTGTGCCTGCTGGTGCCGTCGGCCGCGACGGCGCTGGGGATTGCCGTGGGCCTGGCTGGTGCGTGGGCGGACCTGGGGAACACCTGGTGGCCGGCCATTGCGGCCGGATTGACAGCGGCAGGGATCGGGACGCTGTTCCACGCGTGGGCGCCGGAGCCGAGGGCGGCGAAAGTGAACAACGCGCCGCCGGCGTGAGGCTGCGGCGTGACGGTGAAACATGGCAGACGACATCGCGGAACGGGTGGCGAAGCTGGAGCAGCGGTTCGAGGGTGTGCCGAGCTGCGCCCAGCTGGTGCGGGTGGAGGAACGGGCCGAGGCGGCGAAGGACGTCGCGGACAAGTTCATCTCACTGAGGACCTATCATAACGACATATTAGAACGGAGAGTGAGCGATTTGGAAAAGACCTGCGTGGCAATCAACGTGAAGCTGGCGCTCATCGGGATCGTGGGCATCGCCTCATTCGGCGGGGTGATTACGATGCTGATCAGGATGTTTGAGACGGCGGTGAAGTGAGGGGAATCCCACTCTGAGGGCTGGGGCTCGGGCAACCCACCCGATCCCCCCGGGCCGCCCGCCCGGGCCTCAGCCTTCAGGGTAGGGATAGTTTCACCGCAGAGACGCAGAGGACGCAGAGGTTGATAGGGACGGGCAACAAGCGGGAACTGGCGCGGCGGGAGTTGGCGCGGCGGGAGTTGGCGCGGCGACAGTTGATGGTGTTCACGTGCTACACGTTTCCGCAGTACGTGGTGGGGGGGGCGCACGCGCTGCTGGGGAGTTATCTGGAGCAGGTGGAGCGGTACGTGGCCAGCGGCGGCCAGGAGGGGATCGGGCGGCTGATGGTGTTCGAGCCGCCGCGACACGGGAAGTCGGAACTGGTGAGTGTGCGGTTTCCGGCGTGGTTCCTGGGACGGAATCCGGATATGCCGGTGATTGAGGCGAGTTGTACGGCGGAGTTGGCGGTGGGGTTCTCGCGGCGGGTGCGCAACCTGGTGCGGGATACGCCATTCCAGAACGTGTTCGGGGGACGGGCGGGGTTGCGACCGGAGGAGACGGTGCGGCTGGCGGAGGACACGCAGGCGGTAGAGGAGTGGGGGCTGGCCGGCCACCGAGGCGGACTGAAGGCGGCGGGCGTGGGGGGAGCGATCATCGGACGGGGGGCGAAGTTGGCGATCATCGATGACCCGTTCCGGGACCGGAAGGATGCGGAGTCGAAGGCGACGCGCGACGCGGTGGACGATTGGTACCGGTCGACGCTGTACACACGGGTGGAGGACGGCGGGGCAATCGTGTTGATGCACCAGCGGTGGCACGCGGACGACCTGGCGGGCCGGCTGCTGAGACGGATGGTGACGGACGAGGGGGCGGATCAGTGGGTGATCCTGTGCCTGCCGGCGGTGGCGGAGGAATGGGCCCGGACGGAGACGGTAGACCGGCGGGCGCTACAGGAAGGCTGGTGGAAGGGGCCGGACCCCTTGGGGCGGGCGCCGGGAGAGGTGTTGTGGGAGCGGAAGTACCCGGCGGCGGCGCTGGAGGGGATACGGGCGAATATTGGGGGGTACGAGTGGGACGCGTTGTATCAGCAGCGTCCGCGGCGGATGGAGGGGACGCTGATACGGGCGTATGAGATAAGGATTGTGGACGCGGTCGGCGACCCCGCCCAAGGCGGGGCACGCGCGGAAGGGGACGCGCGGGAGGTGAGGTATTGGGATCTGGCGGTGAGCGGGCGGGAGACGGCTGACTACATCTGCGGGGCGCGGGTGGGATATAGGGCGGCGGATGGACGGTATCGGATCATGGACGTGCGGCGGATGCGGGGGCCGTGGGCGGATGCGCGGGGGGCGATGAAGGCGGTGATGCTGGCGGACGGGGCCGAGGTGCCGCAAGGGATCGAGGTGGCCGGCCAGCAGGCGGGGTATTTCCAGGAGTTGCAACGGGACCCTGATCTGCAGGGGCGGGTGCTGGTGGCGGTGAATCCGCAGCAGGCGGGGAACAAGGAAGTGCGGGCGCAGGTGTGGGCGAGCCGGATTCCGGACGGGTTGATCGAGATGGTTGAGGCGGGGTGGAACGACGCATTTATCGCGGAGTGTCTGGCGTTTCCGCGCGGGCAGTACGACGACCAGGTGGACGGGGTGAGCGGGGCGTTTCAGATGCTGACGACGCGGATGGATGTGCAGTTAGGGTTCGCGTGATTAAGCCGGCGAATGAATTCGCGGCTGGGGTGCCTCCGGCCGCGCGTCCACCTACGTGGACGCGGAGCACGATGAGCGATGGCATTTTACGATAGGTTTGTGGACCGGACGATAGCCCGGTTGGGATATACGAAGAGTGCGATGGGGCCGGTGTTTGCGGGGGAGTCGCCGCTGGGGTCGTTCGGGGCGGATTACCTGGGGCCGGACGCCTCGGAGGAACAGCGGGAGCGGCTGGCGATCACGTCGGCGTGGGTGTACTCGGACATCCGGACGATCGCGAACGAGGCGAGCGCGGCGGACGTGGACGTGTTCGAGGGGAAGAAGGAGATCGAGGATCACGCGTTCGAGACGCTGCTGGAGCATCCGAACCCGGACATGACGTCGTCGTGGATGCGGCAGTATACGCTGTGGTGGCTGCTGTTGCGGGGCGAGGCGTACTGGATGAAGGCGTACGACCGGTCGGGGGAGTTGCGGGAGTTGTGGCCACTGCCGAGCAGCCACATTCAGCCGATCCCGGACAAACAACGCTACATCAGCGGATACAAGTACACGCCGACGAATGGCCAGGAGGCGGTCGTCTTCCCGAAGGAGCAGATCGTCTTCTTCCGGCTGCCGAATCCGTTTGATTTCCACCGCGGGCTGTCGCCGCTGACGGCGTACCGGCTGGCGGTGGAGACGGACGTGGCGGCCGCCGAGTGGAATAAGAAGACGTTCAAGGACGACATGACGCTGCGGATGTTGATCAGCCTGCCGGCGGAGACGGGGCCGGCGACATACACGCAGTTGAAGGCGCAGTTGATCGAGGAGTTGGTGGAGCGGAAACGGCGCTACGTGATCGCACGGGCGGGGGATATCAAGGCGACGCAGCTGAGCGTGGCGCAGAAGGATCTGGAGTTCCTGGCGGGGCGGGGGTTCACGCGGGAGGAGATCGACCGGGTGTTCGGGATCCCGGCGGGGTTCTGGGCGAAGGAAGCGACGAAAGCGAACTCGGACGCGGCGAAGGCGGTGCTGATCGAGCAGGCGGTGTGGCCGCTGCTGGTGTTGGTGGCGGAGACGCTGACGACGCAGATCCTGCAGGTGGACTTTTCGAAGGGGTTGCGGTGCGTGTTCGACGACATCCGGGAGACGGACCGGGGTGTGCTGGTGCAGGAGCGGCGGGTGTATTGGCAGGTTAAGACGGTGAATGAGGCGCGGGAGGAGTTGGGGCTGGAGGCGTTGGAGGACGAGGAGATCGGGGGGACGCTGGTGCCGCTGGCGGTGAAGGGGAATCCCACCCCCAACCCCTCCCTTGGTACCCCGACAGGGTCGGGGCAGGCGGGAGGGGGGGCCAGGCCGGGGCCGGCGCCGGATGGGACGCCGGAGTTTGCGCCGGAGTTGGTATCGGTGGAAGGTGCGGCGGCGGATGCGCAGAATGAGGCGCAGATGCGGCGGCAGTTGAAGACCTGGGAGGGGATCGCGCGGCGGCGGATAAGGGCAGGGGAGAGTGCGGGGTATGACTTCGAGAGCGAGGCGATTCCGGGGGAGTTGAAGGCGGTGATCCTGGAGGGACTGGGGAAGGCGGGGAATGAGGAGGAGGTGAAGGCTGCGTTTGCGGCCGGGTTTTGGTGGAATTATCCGTGAATCCCACCCCCTGCCCCCTCCCTTACTAAGGGAGGGGGAAACGGGAACGAAGGCGGCGAAGGTGCCGAAGGAGAGGATGGCACTGGAAGGGGCGGCGGTGAGGCGGCTGAGGAAGGCGTTGGGGGGGCAGTTTCAGCAGGTGATGGCGGATGTTCAGGCGGGGAAGTCGGTGGATGAGGTGGTGGCGGGGATCGTTGGATGGGAGGAACTACGGGCGGCGGTGGAGCGGACGTTGCTGGAGGCGGCAGACCTGGGGGTGGAGGCGGGCGCGGCACAGTTGACGATCGGGATCGATTGGACGCTGGCGAATATCGCGGCGCGGGAGTGGGCGCTGGGGCAGGCGGGGCGGATGTTACTGGAGATCGACGCGACGACGCGGCGGATGCTGCAGCAGGCGGTGGGGCGGTGGATCGAGAGCGGTGAGCCATTATCGGACCTTATACGGGATCTGAGCCCTATCTTCGGCCGGCGGCGGGCGGAGACGATCGCGGTGACGGAGACGACGCGGGCGTATGCACAGGCGAACCTGGAGGCGTGGGGGCAGGCGGGGATCGTAAAGCGGAAGCGCTGGCTGACGGCGCGGGACGAGGTGGTGTGCCCGGTGTGCGGGGAGTTGGACGGGGAGGACGTGTTGCTGGATTACGGGTTCTCGAACGGGCAGTTTGCGCCGCCGGCGCACGTGAATTGCCGGTGCGCGCTGGCGCCGGTGGTGGAAGAGTAGGTTCACCGCAGAGGCGCAGAGGACGCAGAGGTTCACAAGTAGATGGAGATAACGATTGAGTTAAAGGGGTTGGAGGCGGTGGAGGCGAAGTTGGGGCGGCTGGGGGCGTTCGAGGCGATGGAAGCGCCGATGACGGAAGCGACGGCGCTGGTGCAGGCGGCAATGGAGGAGTATCCGCCGGCGATAGCGGGGTCCGGTTACCGGAGGACGATGACGCTGGGGCGGCGGTGGACGAGCCGAGTGGAAAGTCTGGCGAGCGAGGTGGTGGGGGTGGTGGGGAACGACACGGTTTATGCGCCGTACGTGCAGGGGGAGTTGCAGGCGCGGGTGCACCAGGGACGGTGGCAGACGGGACAGGCGGTGCTGGAGAAGTTGAGGGGGAAGATCGTGGAGTTCTTTACGCGGGAAATTCAGAGGTTGATAGCCAGCGGTTGAAACCGCGGCTGGAGGCCTACGGCCGGGCGTCCCCCTGCGGGGACGCGGCGGGTCCGCATCAGGCGCAGAGCGTGCGGACTCCTCCCGGCGAGAGGGAGAAGGGCAGGTGCGGGATGGAGTACGGGATTATGAGGGGCGCGCCCCGGACAGGGTCGGGGTCCGCGGACGAGGCGAAGTCGGTGGGGTTGCGAGAACAGGCGAACCAGATCGAGCAGGCGTGGCATGGGGAGTTCGATCCGCCCCGGCCGGCGATGGAGATGGGTCCCCGGTGGGCATATGTGCGGGACGTGACGGACGACCAGTTGATCGTGGAGGAGGATAGCCGGCTGTACTCGTACGCGTACGCGCGAGGTCTGGACGGGGCGATCACGTTCGGGGAGGCGGTGGAGGTGCGGATCGAGTATGTGCCGGTGGAGGGGACCAGTACCCCGACAGGGTCGGGGTCTGCGAAGGCGATCGGGAAGCGGAAGGACGTGACGGCGGCGGACCGGAAGCGGGCGCTGACGGAGTACGGGAATGTGCAGTTCGCCGACGAGAAGAACAAGAAGTACGCGCTGGACACGGAGGCGCACATCCGGGCGGCGTGGAGTTACATCAACCAGGAGAAGAACGCGGCGAAGTACGACGCGGACGAGGTGACGGCGATCAAGCGGCGGATCGTGGGGGCGTGGAAGAAGAAGATCGACAAGGAAGGGCCGCCGGCGGCGGGGAAGTCGCTGGCGATCAAGGCGCTGAGCGAGGACGAGTTAGGCTGCACGGTGGGCGGGTACCTGGTGCTGTGGGGCGGTCCGAAGGCGAAGGACCTGCAGGGGGACTGGTTCACACCGGCGACGGAGCTGATGCTGGAGCATTACAAGACGGCGCCGGCGCTGTTCCACCACGGTCTGGACGGGGCGGTGGGCGGGGTGGTGATCGGCCGGCGGCTAAGCGCGGCGAAGGACGAGACGGGGGTATGGGTGGAGGACTGGCTGGATAAGAGCAACCGGTACTGGAACATGGTGGAGCCGCTGTTGAAGGCGGAACGGTTGTTCTATTCGCCGGGGAGCGCGCCGCACATGGTGAAGCGGGCCGACGACAAGCCGGGGGAATTGGTGCGGTTCCCGGTGGTGGAGGATACGCTGACGCCGGTGCCGGCACAGTACCGGCTGCGGCCGATTGAGGAGATCAAGGCGGCTTATAAGAGCGCCTCGATTGATATGCCTGAAGTGGGTTCTGCTGCCGACGGGGGGCCGTCGGGTGTGGAGGCGCTGAAGGCGCGGGTAGAGGTAGAGGAGTTGTTGATCGAGTTGGAGGGGAGCGGGGGGTAAGTTCACCGCGGAGGCGCAGAGGGCGCAGAAGCGGCAACCCCACCCCAACCCTCCCCGTGAACGGGGAGGGGGAACTAACGAGCAATGGAGGAAGGGCGATGAATGTGCAGGAACTGCTCGCGGCGGCGAAGGTCAAAGCGAGCGAGGCGAAGGCAATGCTGGCAGGCGATGCGCCGGATATGACGAAGGCGAACGCGCTGCTGGCGGAGGCGAAGGGGTACCGCGAGAAGGCGGAGGCGATCAAGTCGGCGGAGGGGATCCTGGAGTACGCGGCCGGCGTGGTGAGGCCGGAACTGCCGGGCGGTGGAGACCAGGCGGCCGCGGCCGATGGCCAGGCGGCGCTGAAAGCCGCGAACGTGCTGCGGTTCGGGGCGGTGGACGAGCCGACAGACCTGGTGATGCGCGAGGTGTACGGGGGCGACTACCGGCAGATCGCGCTGGACCAGATCAAGTCGTTCACGCGCTACATGCGCAGCGGCGCGGTGGACCGGGCGCTGACGCGGCAGGTGTGGGGCATCGAGGATGTGAAGTCGATGCTGAAGGACGGGCTGGGGGTCAGCGAGATCAAGGCGACGATGATTGAGGGCCAGGACACGCTGGGCGGGTACGCGGTGCCGCCGCAGATGGCGGCGGAGATCCTGGGCCGGCTGCCGGGGCTGACGGTGGTACGGGGCGGCGGGGCGACGATCGTGCAGACGGCGAGCAACGCGATTGAGTGGCTCAAGTTGACGGGCGGGGGCTCGCAGTACCGGACGGCAATGCGCGGGCTGTGGGGCTCGGAAGTAGCGAGCCCGACAGAGGACGACTGGACGTTCGGGCTGGAGACGATCAACGTCAACACGTACACGTACAAGGCAAGCATGTCGCAGAGCCTGATCGAGGACGCGCAGAACATCGTGTCGATCTTCAACCGGCTGGTGACGGACACGCTGGCGATCGACGAGGACGCGGCGTTCCTGGTGGGCGACGGGGCGGGGAAGCCGCGGGGCATCCTGCCCTCCAGCGCGAACGGGCACTCGATCACCGAGGTTCACAGCGGGCACGCGTCGCTGCTGACGGTGGAGGGGATCAAGAAGTTGCGGCGCGGGGTGGCCAGCCAGTACCGGAACGCGGGGCGATGCTCGTGGATCGGGAACAGCGCGACGGCGACGGCGATGGAGGTGTTCAAGGATGGCGTGGGACGGTTCTACTTTGAGTACCTGGACGCCGGGGAGACGTTCATGCGGTCGGCGTGGCGGGAGAGCGAGAGTATGCCGGACATCGCCGGGAGTGCGTTCCCGCTGTTGTTCGGCGACCTGAGCGGGTACTTCATCGTGGAGCGGCTGGGGCTGTCGGTGGTGCGGTTCCAGGACTCGGCGACGGGGATCAACAAGGTGGAGTTCCACGTCAGGCGGCGGATCGGCGGGAACCTGCTGGAGCCGTGGAAGTTGGCGGTGCAGGAAGTGGCGGCGTAGGGTTGACCGCGGAGGCGCGGAGGACGCAAAGGTAATTTCGGATTGCGGATTGCGGATTGAAGCAAGGAGAAGGATAAGATGGGCGGAGAGATTTTCGCGAGCAAGTACAAGGTGGTGCCGGGGCAGGCGAGCCCGGAGGATATCTTGGTCGATGCGACGAATTACCCGGCGAGCGGGTCGTTCATCGACGTGTCGGGGTGCGAGCGGTTCCACGTGGTGGTGCAGGTGGGGGCGCTGAATGCCGGGAGCACGATCACGTTGGAGGTGCGGCAGGCGGAGGCGATCAACGGGACGGCGGATGTGATCGACGCGACGTACTGCAAGCACACGGTTGAGAATGATGACGACGACCAGTTGATCTTCTTCACGGTGGAGGTGGACAAGCTGGAGAAGGATCATCATTTCGTGACGCTGCAGGTGGAGGGGACGGTGGCGAGCAACAACTACGCCTGCATCCTGTTCCTGCTGCCGCTGACGTCGGAGCCGGTGACGCAGGATACGACGCTGTGTCCGGCGGGGAACGAGCACGTGTTTGTGGGGTAGGCGGGTAGGTAGCCGGCGGTTGAAACCGCGGCTGGATGGCCTATGGCCGGGATGTCCCCCTGCGGGGACATCCCGAGCCAGGTAGCGGAGGTGAGGAGATGAAGAGGTTGAATTTCCGGTGGTATTGGGTGATGCTGGCGATCGGGCTGGTGTTGGGGATCGCGACGCTGGTGGTGCCGGCCTACAGTCAGTATCAGACGAAGGTGTACCTAGACAACAACGGGGACCGGCTGAACATCGCAGCGGGCGGGGAGTTGAAGATCGCGGCGGACGCGACGGTGACGATCCACGACGCGACGTACCTGCAGGCGAACGCCAATATGTATGTGAACGCACCGACGGCGATTGCTACGGCGACCCCGGCACTGATGGTGAACAGCCTGGGGGTGAGCAATCTGTTTGAGGTGCGGGACGCGAGCACGCCGGTGGCGCAGTTCTACAACGGAGGCGGGGCGAAGATTGCGGCGCCGACGGCGATCGCGACGGCAGTGCCGGCGCTGGTGGTGGACTCGCTGGGGGTGAGTAATCTGTTCGAGGTGCGTGACGCGGCGACGCCGGTGTTTGCGGTGAACAACGGTGGGGCGGTGGTCGCCGGCGGAGCGTTGGATGTAGGCGGTACGCTGAACTACGGGGCGAATGACCTGTACGCGGTGGGATACGCGAGCGCGGGCCAGGCCATCGTGGCCGGGGTGACGGCAACCTTCACGGGGACGACAACCGTTGCCAGCGGATTGACGACAGTGATCGCGGCGGTTTGTGTGCCGTACACGGCGCCGGCGGCGACGGCGGCGACGTGTTATGCGACGTGGTCGGGGGCGACGGTGACGCTGCGTTCGGTGAAGGCGGACGGGGTGACGGCGGGAGACACGGGGACGACGGTCAACTACATGATATTCGGGACGAAGTAGGCGGCGATTGAAATCGCGGCTGGAGGGCCAGGGGCCGGGATGTCCCCCTGCGGGGACATCCCTCCGGAGGTGAGAGATGAGCGATCAGGTGATGGTGTTCAATCACGTGTTTCAGGCGGCGGCGGTTGCGACGGCAAATGGGACGGCGATGAATGTCGGCGGCCTGCCGGCGGTGGGGGTGCAGATCGCGGGGATCACGTCGGCGACGATCACGTTCGAGGGCATCCAGGATGGCAGCAACTGGGTCGCGGTCCAGGCAATCAACCGGACGACGGGCGCCAAGGGGACGACGGCGACGGCGGACGGACTGTATCTGGTACCGACGGCAGGGCTGGACCAGTTGCGGGTGCGCATCAGCACGTGGGTGAGCGGGGCGATTACGGTGACGGGGAAGGGCGTGCTGAACGCGGCGGAGATGTCGTTGGCACTGATGGGCATTGACCAGACCACGCCGGGCGCGTCGAACGGCGTCTACTCTGCCCCTGCGCCGCAGACGCCGACGGCCTACCGCACCGGCCTGACGGCGATAGACACACTGGCCGCGGTTGGCACTGTGACGTGCACAAAAATAGCCGGGGCTGGATTGACGGCTGGCGCCTATATCACCAATGTCGTCGCCGTCAACGCATTCGGACGTGGCATAGCAAAGGTCGGTAGCGCCACCATCACGACAGAGACCACTAACCTGCGCATCAATGCGGCCTTTGCTCAGGTGCCAGGGGCGACGCACTACGACATCTATTGCACCACCGTAGCCGCGCTCTGGTCGGGCCGCATCACAGAAGCGCAACGAGCGGCGGGTGTGCTGCTCAGCACGTTGGGTGCAGGGTCGGCCATCAACTCTGTTGACATCGACGTAATTGGAACGGGACTGGCAGGCAGTCTGGCAGCGATCAACACTGCCTACGTCATCCCAGCGTCGCCGGTGGTCTGCACGGGGTACATGAACGTGGACTTCCACCTGACATGCAGCAGGACGGGTGATGCAGTGGCACCGGCCCTTACCGTAGCGCCTGCGTTCCTGAACGCGCGAGACAGTACATACTCTGTGGCGGCTCCAGTTGCCCTGACGTTCGGCTCGATGAAGCAGGTCATCCGTGTGGATGCGCGGGGATACCCTGCGGTGGCACTGCTCATTACGGCAATCGCTGGCACGGGTATGTCGGTCGTGGTGGAAGCTTCTAGGAGTTAGGCGATGCCATTCATCACAACCTGCCACGAAGAGACTGTCTATGGGCGCGAGCACCATGCGGTCATCAGTATCGCACCAGTCGCTTACCCTGGCGCTGACGGCTACCTGCGGCGCATTATACCGGACTGGGCAGACGGCGACAGCAACTTCCCGCACATCATCACTGCCGCGAAACTGAAAACCTATACGGCGGCGGATGGCATGCGGCGCATCTGCCCGACCAGCGACCTGCAACGGTATGCCGAGATCGGCGCGCCCTACATCAAGGTCGGGGGTGTCTGGACAAGGGTAAGTCTCGGTACGCCGACGCGCACTGCCAACAAGTTGTCCTGGACGACAGCCAACGCTGATGTGTACGTGCAGCACGTGGGGCACTACATCAAGCTTGGCGTGTTGCTCAAGACCAACTGGCGACCGGCCAACAACATGTTCGCCTTCCCCGTTGGACTGAACGGCCTGACGCGCAACGGCAATCAACTGCTGGCAGACGGCGTGCCGGTGATGAGTTTCCGTCCTTTCCATGTCGAGGATGCCGACAATCCGATGGACGTGCGACAGGTTGTGTCCGACTTCGTGCAGGTGGGCGGCCAGTGGTACGTCGTCTGCACGCTACCGACCTTGGAACCGGGGAAGCGATGGCTGCTCGACCCGACCCTCGTCTTGCAGCCGGATGCGGCGGCGGGGAAGGATACGGCGATCCTTGAGGCCCTGCCAACCTTTAACTGCGGTGCTAGGGGCTTTGCATGGATATACAGTAATCGAAAAATGCTACTTGGGTTCAATCTGTCAAGTATCAATGCCACGGCACTGTGTACGACCGCGACATTGGCGTTGACAGTGAACGCTGGTGCGGCAACTCAGCAGACGATCACTGTTTATGGGATTTCGACAGCCAATGGGGATTGGATTGAGGGTACACAGGTACAGAATTTGGCCGCGTCAGGTGAACCTTGTTGGAATGCTAAAGTGGCTGACGGTGCTGGTGGAGTTACAACGGCATGGGCAGGTAGTGCGGGATTAAGCACTGCCATAACTGACTATCTGGCGGCAACACTTGGTTCCTGGACATGGTTTGTTGCCGATGGTGTGGGGACAGTACACTCCAATGCCCTGACACCTGCTACCGTTCAATCCTGGTTTGGCACAGCCACCAACAACGGCATGTTGATCGTTGGATCGGACGCGGGCCCGAACGATCCAAACTATGCCGACTCCGACCACGCCACCGCCGCCTACCATCCGATGCTGACGGTGGACTGGATAGAAGCAGTTGTAGCGACGACAGGGCGTACCATCGCCTACATCCCTGGGTTCAGCACGATAGTGGCGTTGCCGGGTAACGGGGTGGTGGTGGGGATACAGTGAGGGAAGGGAGACACGAATGAAGATCAAGATTCTGAAGGATGGCCAATACTCAGATTTCGAGAGCGAGCCGCGATACCGGGCGGTGCAGCGGGCGGCAGGCGAGGAGGTGGAGTACGTGGAGTGGTACGCGCGGTCGCTGGTGGCGAGCGGGATGGCCGCCCCGACCGGGTCGGGGTCCGAGGCATCTCAGCCGGCGATTGAAATCGCGGCTGCTGGGCCGACGGCCGGGATGTCCCCCTCCGGGGACAAACGGAAGAGGCGGGCCGGCGGGGCCGACTTGTCGGCGGGGGGTGTGGAGTTGGGGAAGGCGAGCGACGGGTCGGCGCTGACGACGATGGATCGGATGCCGATCAACTCGCGGATCACGGCGGCGGTGGCGGAGACGACGCTGGTGACGACACAGAACCTGGTGACGGTGACGGTGTACTGGGGGCAGTAAAGGGCCTGACCCGTGGCGTATCTGTTGATTATGGCGGAGGAGGTTTAATCAAATGACAGTATCAGCAAAGTGGTATGGAAACGGCCTGTTGAAGGCCCTCAACAAAGAGGTTGATTGGGACAGTGATTCGATCAAGGTGTCACTGCATGCGGTAGGTTACGTGCCCAACCAGGACACGGACATCTACTATAATCAGGTGACGAGTGAGGTCGGGGCCTCGGGCGATTACGTGGCCGGCGGCCAGGCGCTGGGCACGAAGACCATCGGCTATACGCCCGGGACCAACGTCATCAAAGTGAGCGCAGCGCCTACGGTGTGGACAGGTGCGACGATAACGGCGCGCATTGCGGTGATCTATGACGCGGCGACCGGTGTGGCCACTACCGAGCCACTCCTGGGTTACGTGGACTTCGGAGCCGACGTGAGTTGCACCGCCGGAACGTTCACGATCACCTGGGACGCGGCGGGAATCTTTACGATCACACCGGCGGCATAAAGGCGCTCAATGGCGACCTTGATCTTCTGTTGCGGAGCTGAGTGTGGCATCGTTGGGGTGGGCGGCGCGACCACACTGCCCAAGCATTGGGACGTGGCTACTGGTACTGCCCCGACTATCCTGACGACTAATCAACGACCGCCAGGGCTTCGGTGTTATCAGTTCGCGACTTCAGCAGCCACCGGATTCCTCACCCATAACATCGTGGCTGGCAACCGCACGACGGTGCTGCGGTTGGCGGTTCGCACCTCCGTGCGCCCTGGTGTCACAACTACCCTCGTGAACTTCACTGGACCGGCGAGTGTTCCCGGATTGCGCATCAGCAGTGCTGGTGTGTTAATCGCGAAGATTAGTACAACGGAACAAACCGGCCCAACGTTGGCGCTGAACACCTGGGCGGTGGTCGAGCTGAAGGCCGTTACCAGCGGCACGACCACTACCTTGGATTGGTATGTTGATGGGGTCGCACAAACACAGGTCACACTGGCGGGGCAGACCGCTGCCGATATGACCGCCTTGCAAGTTGGGGTCGTCACCAGCTCCACGATGACACTGCAGGTAGATGACATCGCCCTGAGCGTGACGGCGGGCGACTGGCCGCTCGGGATGGGTTGTATACTCGGTTACTCGCCGAATGTGGACGGTGCCCATTCGTTCACTGCCAACGATTTCAAGTACAACAACACCACCACGTTTCTTTATACCGCCACGGATATCAATACTTACGTTGACGAAGTGCCGCTGACCTCGATCTCCGACTTCATCAGTCAGAATGTCGTCAACGCCGTTGGTTATGTGCAGGTTGGATTTGCCAATCTTGTAGATGGCGGGGTCATCAAGGGTGTCGAGGTCGTCAGTGCTATGCATGCCAGCGCAACAGGTGCCAATACGTGCACGCTGAAGCTTAATGATGGCACTACACTGAGCGATGTCTACGCCCTTGGTGACTTCTCTAACACGGCCATCACCTATCACTCGAAGCATTATCCGCTAAACCCGACTGGTGGCGCGTGGTCGAGTGGTATCTTTGATGCGTTGTTGGCGCGCTGGGGTTATGCCACCGACGTGGTCGGCATACCGTTCCTCGATGCAATCATGCTGGAAGTTGATCTCATCATCAATGCCAGCGTGACCGTCCCAGGGCCAGCGACCGCGCCGGCCGCATCTGTGGTGCCGGTAGTCACGCCGGGAGTTGAAGTTGTGGCGGTAGTTGCCACAGCGCCGGCGGCTAGCGTAACCCCGACGGCTACAGGCACTGCCGTTGTAGCAGGCGCACTGGCGACCGCACCGGCGGCAGCAATCGCGCCGGCGATCGGAGGCACCGCCGAGGTAACTGCCGTAATGAGTACTGCGGTGGCGGCGGGTATCGCACCTGCAGTTGTGGGCGAGGCCAACGCTAACGTTCTAGCACCTATGGCGGCCTGCGCGGCCCAGGCAGAGGCACCGGCAGTCACACCGGGAGTCGTCGTAATAGCCACAGTGGGTGCCGCAAACGCTGAGGCGCTTGTGCCTACTGTCACTCCGGGAGTCGAGGCAAGTGCGGTATTGGCTGAGGCAATAGCCGAAGCAGAGGTGCCGATAGTCACCGGTACGGCGGCCATCACGTCAGTAGTGGCGGGGGCGAGTGCCGATGCCATGTCCCCTGCGGTGGCTGGCGCGGCCACGATTGCGGCTGAGGTATGTCTAGCGACAGTGGAGGCATTGGCGCCGACAGTTACCGGCACGGCCAGTGTGGTTAGTGTTGTGGCTGGGGCAAGTGCTGAGGCAGCCATACCAGCACTCAACAGCACGGTATAAATAA